TCCGCTGATTTGGTCATATTAGGTGATTTTAGCGTGATTTTAAAATTACAAAATGGCTTGTAGTAGGTCTAGTTTGCCGCGTGTTGAACGATCTTTTTATGAATAGCGTGGTATGGCTTTCTAGTAATGGCGTTAGGCGTACATTATGCACCCTTAGCGTTGATTTGTCATAATCAAAAAAACAGATAAAGAGAGACAGAAACACTGTATGAATAACCAGTAGATACTGTATGAATGTACAGCCTGTATGGATATACAGTAGTAGAGCTGCAAACAGTGGTTTTTATATCCTCTGTAATATCAGCGGCAGAGCGGCTAGATTCTATTCCGTGGCGTAGGTTGTGGCAAATGATAATGATTCTCATTTACAAACCCGTGATAGATGATAATGATTCTCATTCGCATCCATACGGGGGTAACGCCACCGCCCCACATACGATATACCACCTCAGATTTTTGTAACAAAATTAAGACCCCTTAGACAAAGGTAGCGAAGCCCAGTTAAAGTGCTAAGAGGTCTTAATATATCAATAAGGAGGGGCTGGTGGGGGGTATCCCTAAACCAGTGTTAAAGTATCCTACATTACCTGTACTTATACCCTAGGTAATATTCATCACTCTTTAACATCCTTAAACATTCCTAAACATACTTCTATATACTATAGGTATGTAAAGGGGGGGAGGGGGTCTGTATTCCTATAAGGGGCATGACCTTTTAAACCCAGTCATAGCAAGGGATTCTCACTTAGCTTTTTAAGGCTTCCTTTAATGCTTTTAACTTGTTCTTTAAGGACAACCAGCTCTTTTTCAATACCGCTTGTGCTTGGGATACTAAGGCTGCCAACTTTCTCATCCAAGTTATTAATCCTGCCACGCAGTTGTTCAATTTCTTTTCCAATTTTTCCAATGTCATTATCTTCTACCCTTGTTTCTAGTTTAACTAAACGTGACTCTAACGCTGTAGAGTCTACATTTGCTTCCAGTGTTGCCACCTTCTCTTGTAATGTTCCGTATCCAATGGCAGCACCAGCGATTGTACTAGCTAGTCCTACCCATACGGAGAATGTTTTAACGTCCATCATCTTAGCATCATCTCCAAGTTAGGGATTTGTGCATAATAGTCCTGCATATCACCTTCAACAGTCATACTATACTCGTCCCAAGCTACGTTAAGGGCTGTAGGGTTGAGTTCATCAATTGTTATAGTCACTGTATCAAAGAATGCTTGAGTTGTTTGAGTGTCTATTACAAGTTGAGCTATGGTATCAACTATCTGTATGTCTTGTGAGTAGGCTTCAATCATATTCTTTGTCATGGAAGCTTCAAGCATAGAATCAATACTAGTGTTATACTGCTCTACATCATCTTGCTTAATCTCAACTAAGTCATTTGTAACTGCATACTCTTGTGCGTTTATCACTTGTTCCTGATTACCAGTGGCTATTATCTCTGCTACCTCTGTCACCTGTGCTATATCGCTTGCTGCTTCGATTAGGGACTCTTTAGCAACCTCATAGTCATACTGCTTGTCTTCTATTAAACTGTCTAAGGCTACAGCTGTGACAGCCTCTGGGGTACTATTAACTAATCCCTCAGTATAGAATGTATTAAAAGCATTTATTTGGTATTGCTTAAGCTTGTACTGGTCTCCTGTATATTGATTAAAGATAACAGTGTTGCCTTTCTCCATAGACTCTTGAGTCATTTGAGTAAACTCTGACAAGCCTTTATCGATAGTGTTATCAATGTCGTTTATACTTTCCTGTAATGAGCTTGGGATGTACAGACCGCCCGCTCTTGCTTCGTTTGATAACAGGAGCATCAGGCACAGTATCAGGGTGTTCTTTATAATATTTAGTTGCTTTATCACCGATCAGTCCTCCTATCGGGCATGGGGTTTTTGCGTTTAACATCGCATGAAATACTCTAGGGTCATTACATAGTACACTGGTAGCAGCAACTTTTAAGCCGAGGTGTTCTAACTGTCTAGATAGCTTAAGCAGCTCACAGGTTTCATCTCTTGTAGAAGAACCGTAAGATAAGCCTATCTGTAAAGTCTGAACCCCTCTCCCATTCGATACAACACAAATATCTTGGTTGTAAACTGGGGCAGCTGCGCCTACTGCTGTGGGTACGGGTGTACCTTCTTGACTGACAATAGAGGTCGTTGTTGTGGTAATAGTCTCTGCTTGTGTGTTGTTACTAAAGTCACCCTGCTCTGCATCATTAGCCATCACAGGGGAGCTTAAGAACACAAACATTATTAGTTTTTTTAAATCCATGTGTTAGCTCTTTGGGGTGAATTAACATTATAGCCGTTAACAAACTTATCTATCTCGTCCATCAATAGCTTATTCTTTCTTTCTTGCATTTCTCCTTCTACATCAGCAGCCATCTGTTCTACCCAATAGGCTACACCCATCGCTAGTGCATCCAATCTATCGTCATGCGCTAGTGATCCCCTATCCTTCGTTATACGAGTCATCTGGTACGTTAACATATACCTCTGAGCCTTCTCAGGCGGATGGTGTTGAACGCTGTCAAAGTCCTTTTGGATAACTTTAGGATCGAATATGAGCTTGTGTTGATTCATTACAGGCTCTAGTGTGTCTATTATACGTAGTTCTTTCTGCTTACTGTGTCGTACTTCCTCAGTAGTAACTGGATATATCTTTTTCAAGAAAGGTTTCAGTAGTTCTGTAAACATACCGTCACCAAAGTTACTTTCCACCAGTACAGCGTTTACTTTATGTTCCTTCGCTATGTTACATAACTTCGTTAGCGTAGTTTCATCGTAACCGCCTTGAATACCTGAACAGTCTGAGACGTACAAGTAGCCGTTTAACATCTTAACAACAGCATAAGCTGTTTCATCTTGACCTCTACCAGATGGATCAATCACTAATACCGAACCATCGTACTCTATGTAGTCTCCTAGAATCGCTTCTGGGGCGTAGTACTTGTCACCCGCCAGTCCTACATTAGGTAGGTCACTAACAGGCTTCATAACGCCATACACGAGCTTCTCGGGTGCTTTATCGTTGTCTATCGACATCACCATAAGATCATTAAGCTTCAATGGGTATCTATCCATGTCTGCTAGACTTGTGTCTAACATAAACTGCAATGCAAAACCTGAACGTCCGTAAGATAGTTCACGTTCCATTAAGTCCTCATCATCAAATCGCAGAGGATCTACGGGATTGCCGTCTAAGGGACTTTCTGCATTGTGCATAGCATCCCAAAGGGTAGGTGCTAAACGTGCGCCATACGACTTCTCAGCCTTCTCTATGGACGGGTATCTAGCAGTCCAGACTCTCATCTGATAACCACGTTCTGTGAGTGTGTTATATAGACTCATCTCACACTGTGGTGTACCAAGATAAAGAATCTTACCCTCTGGTTTTAGTACCGCATCAAATTCTTTAACAGCTTCACCTAATTTCTCGCGCATCATTTGCGTCATAGAATTGTTAGGTACTTCGATGTCATCTGCGATAATGATGTCTGCCCGACTGCCCGTTAGCTGTCCAGTAATCCCGACAGATTTAACTGACGGACTACCAGACGCTAAAGCGGGTCTTACATCAAACGCGATCTTACTCCACCTTTGCTCACTTGTTGCTATGAGATGTTGGCATATTGGGAGTTCTAAGATCAGACGTTGTGTGAATGTGGAAAAATCGTCAGCTCTTTGTTTTGATGCTGACACTACCATGAACTTCTTTTGTGGATCGAGAAGTAATTGGTGTACCACGAATGCTGCAGTGATATAGGACTTACCTACACCACGAAATGCTTCAATGATTGCTCTACGAGGACAGTTCTGAATGTACTCTGCCATATCGTATTGAACTGGAGTTGGATCAGGCAAGTTGAGATGCTTCCACACTATATACATAAAGTTACGGAAGTCTTTTAGTTGCTCTGGCATCTTTTCCATTATTAATCCTTCTTCTTGAAACCTATCTTAAGTTTAGCGTAAGCTTTAGGAGAGATGGTTGATTTCTTTTTAGATCGACTAATGCCTTTCTTTTTTCTTGCGTTAATATTTGCGTATAAACCTTTACTAGCCATTTCTGCTCCTGTTCTTTTTCTTACTTTGTATTCTTAAGTTACTTGTAGATTTGTTTTGCGGGTTTCTGTCTTTATGGTCTACGTCCTTACCAGCGACAGCCGCAGCACCTCTCTTCTTGATCATTAACGACCTCGATGTGTTACGCGCTGCTCTTCTTTTCTTTTGTTTGTCGCTGCTATGGTAATTAGCGTATTCTTTCTTATAGTTTCTCAATGGGACATCTCCTCAAAGGGTAATGCCTCCAGTAAGTTAGCCATAGGAGACTCTGATGTTACAACCTCGTGAACAGCTCCGTTATCTTTTAGGAACTTAGTCGCTACTGACAATTCTGATGCAGATGCTTCACCTGATTTAACTTTCTGTAACAAGTCTTTAGCTACACTGTCGTGCAGTTCGTCTAATATTTTAGTATCCATAATTTATCCTTTCATAACCTTTGCAATCTTCTCACCACTACGTCCTACGACATAGCCGCCTAAGCCAAGCTGTAGTAACGCCCAAGCTTCATCACGAAGGGGCGTAGCAAATAACCCGAAGGTATCGCCTACAGCGAGTGCAAGAAAGGTTAACATTGTTATTGGTCTCCATGCTGCAACGATGAAGTGTTCGCTTTGAGCTTCTGCTGCAACAATCTTTTGCTGCCCCTCAATACGAGAGGTTTCGTAGTCAAATACACGCTGCATAGCGGAAGCTTGGACATCGAGTAGATGCCCTTTTGCTTTCAATCGTTCATCATCACTAGTGTGTAGTTTGTCCACTAACTCTGCGGCTGGTTTAAAGATACCAGCAATCAAGTCTGTTACACCTAACATATTATACTCCTAGTAATTTGAGGGCTGAGAACAATCCCATAGATTGACTCCAATAAACAACAGCACCACCCACAACTAACCACTTGATTTGTAGCAGGGTGCGGTTGATGCTATCCAGCATCCCTCTAAGCTCATTGGCGTTAGCCGTAAGCATCTTAAGTTGTTCGTCCTGTAGATCGACTCGCCATTCCAAGCGTTCTACTTGTTGTTTTAGTTCTTCCATTGGTTATCCTTGGATTATTAATTGGTAGCTTAAACTGTGACTGGGAGCTCCCCCATTTATTTCAGGGAACAAAGTTATTGTGTCTGAACCCCAAGCTGATACTTTAAGGTTATTAAACCTCCCGCCACCATAAGCCAAACGTCCCATACAGGTAGTTACAGTATCGTGAGCTTGCTGTGTCCCTGTCTGGTTAAAGTAATTGTAAGAACAAGCATATGCTGATGTTGTTGCGCTTGTCTTAGTCGCATTACCAAAGCTGATGTTGTAATTGGCTGATGAGTTCGATACATCTTCTAAGTTAAATCTACAGATAACGTGCTTTGCTTCAAAACCTAAAGACGGTGTAGTTATTGTAGCTGTGCTTGCAGAGTTGTAAGTTCCCGTAATAATTTTAGTGTTTAGTCCAGCATCATCAATACCTGTCAAAGATGACCCATTAAATGTAGGTGTACCATATCTATCGTTAGGTATTGTCCCAGATGATAATTTACTTGCGTTAAGATTGGAGGTACTCGTAAGTACCCCCGTTGTGTTAAAGTCTGCTAAGGTTCTTGCCTTAGTCATAATGAGTTACCTCTTTTTAATTTAAGACGGGTTTCTCTGTGCGTCAGTTGGTGGTATGTTATAGATTACTCTAGGCTGGAAAGTTGTTTCTCCAGTTGCATAACCTCTTTGTACGTCTACAACGTCAGCGGTATCGACTAAACTGTCAGCTAAAACTACTGCGGCTGTATGTGCCTCTTCTCTTGAATCGTGATTGCTGTGTAATACTTGTTCAGTTAGACCATCTGCGTTAATTCTTGTATATCCTACTCTCATTCTTTAACCTCCTATAATCTGTGAATAAGTACCCGCTACTTTGGTTATCTGGATGGACTCGCTACTGGTTATTTCTCTAGCTTTAATCTTAAAAGTTCTTTCTGGCTTATAGTATCCAAGATATATTTGATGAAAGTGGTTCTGAGTAACAGTGGAGTGCGCGTTGTATGCTTCCATAGGATATGTTTCTCCATTGATTTCAGTGCCTGAAGTTTCCCAATCGAAAGGGTGCAAGTAAACTGTATCACCTACTAAGGGGGTGTTATTTTGATAAGGATTAAACTTAACAGTTGTTCTATCAGTTGTTGGGTCATACCACCAACTCTGATACTGATCAAAGGCAAAACCATTTGAACCGTCTGAGTTTGTTGACATTCCACAATAAGGTGAGAAATGTTTAGTAAAATCACCAGCAACCTTAAAGATGCTCATAGAAGATGTAACAACAGTTCCTAAATTTATAGTTGTTTCGTCTGATGGATTAGGAGCATCAACCGTTATTACAAATTCGCCCTCATTTGAAGAGTTAACGTCAAGAAAATTGGCGGTTATGTTTAAATCTAAAACATTTTCAACGTCTGTGGTTACTCCTGAGTTTATACGTAATGAATCGCCACATTGT